GGCACCGCTATGGTGCTGGGAAGGTTTGTAGGCTGATGCCCGCACCAAGACCCTCACGAAGACACGGTATGAGACCCAAGAAGGGCGTAGGCCCTAAGTCCAAGTACCGAAGTACTTGGTCACCCAACGTCCAAAGCGGTACTAAGAAAAAGAAGAAGAAGAAGTAATGGCTGGTTACTACGCAAAGCCCAAGAAGAAGTTGAAGAAGAAGAAGCCGGTTACAAGGGGTCGGCCTACCAAACGAAAACTACGGACGAGTAAATAGGGGGGAAAGGGATAGCTATGAAAAAGAAGTTGACTGGAATCGCCGCGTCCGCCGCTAAGAAGGCCAAAGTTGGCAGATCGAGACGGCAACGTCAAACTACAAAGAAGTCGAGACGTGCTGGTGGCGGGAAGTAATGGCTAAGAAGAAGGCCAAGAAGAAGGTCACCAAGAAGAAGAAGAAGCGGAAGACCCCCGTCTATTACGACGAAAAGAAGTCGGGTATTCGTTCAACTATCGGTCGAAGTCGATCGACTAGGAAGGTAACCAGCGGTGGGATGGGTGGATGACAAATGTCTTCAACGAACGGCTGGTCAGAATACAAGAAGCTTGTAGTCCTTGAGTTAAGCCGTAACGGCAAGAAGCTCAATGACATCGAGAGCCGACTCAACAAGATAGAGCGGAATCTGTCTGACATACGAGCGAGGATTTATGTGGCATCTTCAATTGCCGCCATCATCTTCAGCGGTATAGTCACGCTTTCTCTACGGTTCCTTGTTCAATGAGATTACTTACTCTCTCTTCCTTCTCTCTACTTGCGGGCTGTAGCTCAGTCTCCCGCCTATTCGACGTCAAACCTGCGGGTGGGGCCATCGAATCGGTGACAGGCGGTGTTACAACTACAGCAAGTAACCTCTCAATGCTCTCGGGTATTGGGGGGCTTTCAATCCTGGGGGGAATTGTACTACTGGTGGTCACATCAGGACGTAAGGGTTGGTACCCTATACTAGGTGGTATCCTCCTCATAGTCCTGAATGTAATAATCCAACAGTACTTCCACTTGATCGCTATCCCCATAGTGGTGGCTAGCGGAATCGTCAGTGCGGTTTGGGCCTACCGTTCACTGGTGCAAGCAAAAGAGGTCCGCAATGGAAAGGGGTTTCTGCCATGGTTGCGACCATCGCTGGAAACGAGGATTTCTGGATGACCGTTGTATTCTGCGCCGCTGCATTCGTAGCAGGCGTATGGGGACGACCCTGGGTCATGAAGGCTCTCGGAATGTCTTGTTCCGGTAAGTAAAGGACGAACACAGGAGATTTCCAATGCCCCCTGAAACCAGCGAAGTTTCGATACCTAAGGGAAGGGGTCGAGATTCTAAAGAGTGGATGGAGTACCACGGTTACGTGGCTACGACTCCTTCCATCCGCTCCTCTGATTACGAGGGGGTTCTCCATTGTCCTTTCCAGTACTACTTGTCCCGAAGACTAGGGCTCAGCCCTGCTCTTAGGTGGTCCAAAGCTCTAAGTCGAGGCTCTTGGTTTCACAAGCGTCTCGAACTTTACCGGGAGGAGGGTTGGGTAGCTTCCCAGCACATGGAAGCACAACTCCAGGACCGCTTGGAAGAACTCAGAGAAATTTGCAAAGCACGAGGAATTAAGGGTTCTTCTCGGGACGAGATACTGGATAGAGAGAAGAAGGACTTCAAGTGTGCGCTCGGGTGGTACGACGCTGCCATGGAGCTCCCGTTTGGAGACAGGCAGGTAAGCCTGCTGTCCTTCATCAGTCAACCACACTTCCGCAACCTCGGCTCCGAGGTCGGAGTCCGACTACACATGCCACAAATAGCACCGACCGAGAGGGTCATGCTTACGGCCATGTACGACATCCTCCTGTACCACGAGGTACAGAACACCATCTTCATAGTGGACGCCAAGACTTGTAGCGAATCTCCAGTAGATAGGCTGTCCACCTGTCCCCTCGAGTTCCAAACCCAGCACTACATGATGGTGCTCAAGTACGCACTCGAAGCCAACCTTCTCCAGCCCCTCTACAACCTACCCGAGGACGTGAGAGTGGGGGGTATGATTCACATGGCTATCCAGAAACCCACAATAGAATTTGGGATGAAGGATAGAGACTACGAAGAGAAGGAACACACCCTCACTCGCGGTCCCCGCAAGGGACAGGTAGAGATGCGTCGTACCTATATGGGAGAACCCCGGTTCGAGAACTACCTAGAACGATGCAAGAACTGGTACCGAGCTACAGGAGAATACGAACACCTGGCACCCAAGTGGTCTTCGTCTCCTCCCGTCAACATCTCACTGACCTATGGCTCGACCCTGCTCGACCAAGACTACCTCGACGAATATCTCTCGAGAGTCTCGGTCATCCGACACTACGCAAAGTGTCATCCCATTCCGAAAAACTTCCCGAGGTCAGCATCCCACCTGCGCCAGTTTGGTAAACTCTCCCCCTTTGCTCCCTTCTACTTAGTGCACCCACGCGAGTGGCCGGGGATCATAGAGAGAGAAGGGTTCATCCAACTCGACAGAGATGAGGATGTAGACTTCAAGATCGACGCTTCGTACGCCGCCCGCTAATCGCGGGGGCGGCGTACTCCACAGAAGGAGGACACATGGCAAGCAATCCATTGGCGGTGTTCAAGGATGAGATCCTCAACCGCATCATCTATCCCAAGTTCCTAGACATCCTTGCAAAGGAGGGCGCCAGTAACATCGGCGACCTGCACGAGAAGTTTAGGAAGAAGTACGAGTGCGCAGTCTCTGCGAAGGAATTCAGAAAGTGGTGTGACACCCTCAATTTGGAGCCTCACGCGAGAGTACAATGGACTACTCGTGCTGAAGAACAAAGAATGTCCCCACCAGAGAGACCTCTGTGGGATACAACCTCACCAGACTCAGCTTCTGCCCAGCTCTCGGATGTCACAACAGACACCATCAACGAGTTCTTGGACCCAGAGATTAAGTTTGATAACGAAGTCTAATACAGGAGACGACCGATGCCTCAAGACCTAGCGGTCGGCAAGACCGTGGCCGAGAAATTCTCAGGCCTCGGTTTCTCAGCCAAAAAGATGGTGCATCCCCCCGGCAAGCTTCTCGGCTTGCTCGTCGGTATGCCAGGAACAGGAAAGTCTTCGTTCGTACAAAGTAACCCGGACGCTTTCATCATTAACACAGACGGTAGCAGCACCACGAACCCGAATCCGCAAGCCTGCATCTGGCCCGGCATCACCGCCAATGGCGAACCCATGGACATAGGTGGAGCCAAGATGGTCCTTGATTGGGAAACCATACTCAAGAAGAAGGACCAACTAGTCCATATGGCAGGAAATAACAGCACACCACGTCCCGCCACAGTCATACTCGATTCCCTTGGCCCAAGTATTCAACTCGTAAAGGACTACGTAACAAAGAAGGCGGGCAAGCAGAACTGGAAAGAACTCGATGGTCGACGCGCATGGGACGATGTCTATGAAGGACTCCTACGATTCGCTCTCGACCTCCGGCAGCACGGCTACGGGTTCTACTTCATCTGCCACCTAGTGAACTCAAAGATCCCATTGGGAGACGACCGCTATACCATCCGACCTGAACTGACAATCACCGACAACTTCTACAAGCGACTGTTCCCCCTCTTCGAACTCGTAGCAGCGTTCGAGTCCAAGTGGGTAAGCGAGTCCAAGGTAGTACAGATGCCGGGTGTCGGAGGTAAGCCGGGGCCCAAGAGAACAGAAACAGTCAAGAGCCAAAAGCATTACATGACCATCAACGACGAGACGCTTGCAGGAATCATTAAGTGTCGTGTCAATCTTCCGGACCAGATGGAGTTACCTCAGGAGGCAGCGTGGTCCTCATTCGAAACCGCGTATCTCTCAGCTCAAGCAGATAAGGAGTAACATCTCATGAGCATTCCGAACGAAACGAAGGCGATCTTCGCAACACTTCAGACTGACTTTGCCAATGCGACGGCAGATCAAGGTCTGGGGAGCCTTGGCGAGTGGCCACCAAAGGGTGAACACAACTGCTACGTCCTCGGCATGAACATCAGCGAAGGCACCTTCCGACAGACTGGCGATGGCCAGGAGTTCCCGGCGATGGTGGTCCAGTTCCATTATCAGTTGTGCGAAGACCCCGACCGGGCCGAGCCGCTGATCTGGAAGGGTGCCCCCATGACAGTACCGGCTGACCCCACCGTGCTTACTCACGAGGGTAGCCAGATTCGCGCCCGCATCGAGTTGGGTCGACTCAAGGGTCACATGAAGACCATCCTTTCCTACGACCCCGTCGACATCGGTGCAGCATTCGAAGAGATTGAAGAGAAGCTTAACGGCGATCAGACTGTTGCAGCGGTAGTTCGCTGCCAGTACACTGAGCGGAACAATCGGACCTACCGATCTGAGTTCCTTCAATCACTTCTGGGTGGTTAACTAGACCCCCACTCCTGAACCCCTTGACCCTTCCCGGTGATAGGGGTTCATCTTTAGCGGACTGGCTGCCCTAACCGGCAGTCAGTTCTTTATGACCGAGATCCCCGTTCACCCATTGATCAAGCTTAGGAGAGACCAGGATGGTCCTGGGGAACACGTCCCTATTACCATCCAAACTAATCTCTCTTCTAAGTTAGAACCCCTACCCAGAATAGCTGGCGCTCGCTCCACAGGGAGTGGGGGAATCTACATGGTACACAACTCGTGGCTGGTAATCAGCTGGGTTTATGCGGGCACCCCAGCATCCTCTGAGGAGGCCCTGATTGAGCTGTACGAGACTTCTCGGGGTCATCCGACCCCCGATATAAGAGCCCTCGGTAACGCCCCCTGCGCCGCTATCTGGAAGCCTGACAGGCTCCAGCTCTTCCGTACCGAACTAAGCCGCCCCTTCCTACAGGAAGTACCAGACTGGGAACCCCCCACTCCAGGGAGGTACAACGGAGCGGTCGTAACACCCGAACCAGGAGTACTCCAGCTATGGATAAACCTCTCGTCTCAATAATGATGCCTGCCTACAACGTAGAGCAGTACATCGGACAAGCGATAGAGAGCTGCCTCTCTCAAACCTACGAGAACTTGGAGCTCTGCATTGTGGACGACGGATCTACGGACAACACCTGGGACATCATCCGCTCCTACAACGACCCGAGGATCAAAGGCGACGGCCTAGTAAAGAACTACGGTGAGGCTTCGGCCCGGAACCAGTGTCTCAAAATATCCGAGGGAGACATTATTGCACGGCAGGACTCCGACGACTATCAGGACCCTACGCGTATCGAGAAGTCAGTAAACCGCCTATTGGATGATCGATCACGCCCCTTAGTAACCTGTCAGATGTACTGGGTTACAGACGGGAAGTCCACTCCCTACAAGGAGAGCAAGGGGATGGACTATGACCTTTACATACATCGCAGCGGCGGGCACCCTGTGAACGGGTCCATCGTCGCGTGGAAAGAAGTATATGACCGGGCAGGACCTTTTAATGAGGAGCTCAATGTTGCCTCTGACGGAGTCTGGAACTTCGAAGCCCTGAAACACTACAAGCAGTGGCAATTCATCGACGAGTATCTCTACTACTACCGTCGGCACAGCGAACAGCTAAGCAAGAGACGAACCCGAGCACAGTTCGTTAACCACGAGAAGGCACGAGCCGAGTTCTTAAGGACATACGAGCTTAGTGATCTTTGAGATCACAACCTTGGGGATAGCAATCGTGTAATCGAACAGGTACGTCCCGTCAGTCTGTGACTTGATAGCCCCCGATATGAGCACATACTCCTTCTCGTCCTTCACCAGGAACCCGCACTGAATTAGTTGCTGTGGTTCGGGTAGCTGAGACAACTCCAAGTCAGAGTTGTCCTTGATCTCGCAGGAGTCTAGCCACTCAACTCGTACCCAAGGGTAAGGATCGCGTAAACCACTGCTGGGTTTCTTCCGAGGATTACGATTAGCCTGTGCCATAGAAGCATGTCTACTTCTTGAGAGTGTGTGCAGGAACTGGGTGTTGCGGTCTGGGAACAAACGGGTTGTGAATGAAAAGGTCCGCAGTTTCTTTAGCCCTCCGTGGAGTCTGCTTGTGCCAATCAGATTTCTCCTTCATGTATCCGGACTTCTCGGGGTCGCCAGGAAACAAACCCATTACTCTTCTCCCCCCATCTGGGAAACCGTAAGTCCCCCGCCTAGTAGCATCAGCAGCAGTGACAACGCACGTAGTCCAGGATTACTTAGAGCCCCCCTCGGGACTGTCCGCAGCTTCTCGAGGAGCTTAGGTGCTACGGCCCCCGCAGCTTGCACTTCTCCCAGAATTGTGCGTTCTCCTAAAGGAGTTCTAGGCACTAGTAGTTTAGCTATCTGCTCAGGGGAAATGAGTCCCTTCTTAGCCAGTGAAGACACATCAACTCGGGCGACCCCTACACGCTCCATACCTCGAGCTGTCCCTCCAGGTAACCTCCCCTCTTGTGCACTTCTTAGGGTAAAGAAAGGACCGAACCTCTTCTCGGCTTTGGAGCCTAGGGTCAAGGCCTCACGTTCAGGGACTAACGCGAAGTTACTTATTGCCTTCTGTGCAGATTCCCCAACCCCCCTGAACCCACTAGCTATCATCCCTAGCTTCGGATCTCTGATGCTAGAAATCATAGGCCTAAGTCCCTCTTTCTTGATTTGAGGAAGGTTCTTTGGATCGAAGAGGTGGAACCCCTTCGTACCCGGAACCAGACCGGCCCTTTCTATCC